ACACTAAATCAGTAAGTTGGCAGCATCACCGTTTTAACGTTACTAATAAATCGTGAAACAATCTCCTCATTTGTTAGTATTTTCGCCTGAGCACAGCAAGAGGTTAATATTGCAACCGTCATTAAAAATGGCTTTATCACAAAACAAACTCCATTGTTAGCATGTTACGCGATAATTTTGCCTCATCTTTCACCACAAAAAAAGAACTCACCTTTTAAATGGAGAATACCCAACATCATGGGTGATTTTCATAAAGGGATCGCCTGTTTTCGGCAAATCGATAACGCGCATTCCAGGCGGCGCGTTGTCAAACGTCACCTTAAGTTCGCTGCGGGTTGCCGGTGAAGATGCAAGGCTTAACAGCTGATTCCTTTCCAGTGATACATTCGGGGTGTAGCGTTTATCGGGAGATAAATACCCATCACCACGTGGCATCTGCCATCCGGTCATGTCATAGACAAAATCATGGAACTGTTTGCCCCACTCGTCGAACTTATCATTCAGACCAAATCCACTGTTCAGTGCATCAGCCACAAAATTTTTAACAAGCCAGGGATGTGCTTTTTCAAACTCCTGCGCCATCATGCCCAGTTCAAGCAATCCACCAATCAGACTGATCTTTCCGAGGCCCTTTAATTTCAGCCCTGTTTTTCCTGCCGCCGTTGTCCATTGATTCTGGGCGACTGTTGCCGCACGAATACTTGCCACCGCCTTCACACCAATATACAGGGCAGAAACCGTTGCTATTGTTTTTACTGCCTGTTCCCATCCCCCCATTGCTCTGACAACCTGATCAACCTCCTGCCAGACTTTTTTCACAACCGGACCGACCGTTTCCCAGTTATCAATTATGAGATATGCACCACCGACGAGAAGCGCAATTAATCCCTTTGCCGGCGTCATATTCATCACGCTACCCATGATTTTTGTTATGCGTGTCAATGTGCCAATCGCCACGCCCATCGTCAGTAATGCCGCACCAGTTTTCGCGATGGTTTTTACGACCTCAGGATTTTCTCTGACAAACGTGCGCACTTCTTCCAGAAAAGGCTTCATCTCTTTTATGCCTTCATTGAGTGAAGGCAGGAAGGTTTCCCCCAGCGTGGAAGAAATCGCATTGATCTGGTTCTGCAGCAGCAACAACTGATTTTCTGTCGTCGCGGCACGGGCGGCATATTCTTTCTGCATTGAGCCGCCATACTGCTGCGCATCCGCCACACGATTAAAGTTGGTTCGCAACAAATCCAGATTCGTGAGCAGCGGCGCAATGGCCCCCAGGGATTCCTTCCCGAACAGCGCTTTCAGCACAGCAGCCTGTTTTTCTTTCGGCACTTTTGCCAGAGAATCCAGTACGTGCAGCATGGCCCCGCGGGCGTCTTTCTGCATATCCGCCGCCAGTTTTTTCGGGCTAATGCGCAACGAGCGGAGCACTTTTTTCTGCGATTTGGTGGCAGAATCCCTCGCTGTCAGCGACAACATAAAATTCTTTATCCCCGTCGCAGCAATTTCTGACTCCACCCCCATTCCGGCAATGGTTGCCCCCATTGCGGCAATCTCTCCGGAGGCCACACCCGCAACACTGCCTAAAGGGCCAATACGGGTCACAACATCAGAAATCTTTTTCGCACTTGCAGGACCGGTATTACCAAGATAGTTAATCTTATCCGCAAGCCCTGCCACCTCTCCCTGTGTCAGTTTAAAGGCAGTGCGCCACTGCGCCATCATCTGACCGGATTCTTCTGCCGTGGTGTCAAAGGCCACGCCCATCTTCACGGCATCGTCAGTAAACTGCATCAGCTCGTCACGGGCGATACCAGCCTGACCACCCGCCGCCACAATTTCGGCGATACCTTCCGCCGACATGGGCAGTTCTGTTGACAGGTCGCGCACCTGCTCCGTCATTGCCTTAAACGCTTCCGGCGTATCCAGACCATCCACCACTTTCCGGACATCCGCCATTTTTGATTCAAGGGCAATGGCAGATTTGACCGGGAGCGCCAGCGCCCCCAGTACTGCGGTTCCGGCACCCGCTGCGCCCAGTAACAGGCTGGCAAACTCCTTTTTAAAACCTTTCAGCTGGCGCTGCATTCCCTTCAGCGGTGCCGATACCTTATCCACGGCAGTGATGATCGCCTTCAGCTGAAAACTGTCAGCCATGCTTCATCTCCTCGTTAATGCGGACGGCCTCGGCTTCCAGTTCTGTAAACTGCGAAACAGCCCCCCGTCGCAGCTCCAGTGGATTCAGTTTCCAGAACCAGGCAACATTGTAGAGTCGTTTCCGGAGGTGCTTCCCGTCTCCGACTGGGTAAAAAAACGCAGGATCTGCATGCTGGTCTTAAAAATATCCAGTTTTGCCATCTGCGCCGCCGATGAACGCGGGATCCCCGCCAGCAACGGGATATATTTCAGTGCCACCTGGCTGTCCAGTTTAATACTGCCTTCACCGGAAATAATGAAAGGAAAACCCAGCGCCTCGATTTCGTCATACGTGGGCTCGCGCAACTCCAGCACATGCAGCATTTCGTTATGCGCTGTCACCGGTTTTTTTAAAACTATTTCTGTAACGTTCATTGCCATTACTGATACCCTCCCTCTTCGCCGTGGAATTCAAGATCTGCCGTGCCTTCTTCGGCATTATGATTAGCCTCTCCGTGCAGCCATGCCGCCGAAAGCACATACACCATGCCGTTTGCCAGCTCAGCGGTAATCGTCATCTGGTCTGAGGTGGTAATTTTGTCGACCGGAAAGTTTTTGGGCACTTTAAACGTGCCCTTAACGTAAGGTGACCGCCAGGTCTCCTTGTAATCCACATCCCCTGCCATGCCGACGATGTCATCCCGGACATTGGTGTTCATCGGCACTTCAATGCCACCTGTCAGCGATAACTGCTGACCATCCACTTTAAAAAAACAGGTTCCGGCGATCTTTGCCATTATGCTGACTCCTCTGAATACTGAAGACGGAACTGGTTAACCACCGCAAAGACACGTAACTGATTAACATAATCCGGCGGGAACAGCGTATTCAGTCGGTTCGGGTTATCTGCATCACGCTCAACTATCAGATACTGTTTAAACAGATCGTAATTTTCCACAATACCGGCACGCTCCATCTGACGATATGTCGCCAGAAGTTCCCCTTTGATAACGGCAGGAGTGACAATCGCCTGCCCCGGACCAAAACGGGTACCATCATTTGCCAGCTTGTGACGTCCGTACTTGCTTGTGATGACCGATTTCAGTTTGCGAAGAACATATGCACTGGTATGCAGAGTTTCACTGTCCAGATAGCTGTTGTCTGCCACGCCATACGCATTCTTTTTGTAGGTGGTTACGGAACGCTGGATCTGCAACGTGCCGCCTTCCACATAAGCCGTCGCCACGCCGTGAGATAAAAGGGTCTGCTGCTCTGTCATGATGAATCGCTTACCTTTCGGTGCCGGAAGCATCCCCACCAGCTCCCCCGTCTGTGTCGGACGGGCAGGATCATTCCGGATAAATACCGCTTCACGGGCAAGGCGACTGGCAACCAGTTCATCGACAGGCGACTGGGTTTCTTTTTCGTAACCGGCAAGCGTGATATGTTGCTGATTATGCATATCTCCGGCACCAACCAGCTCTGACAGCGTTCCCAGTTTTGCGGTATAGCCATGCCCGTATAACTGGCGCGCATAACTCCAGCGACCGCTGCTGTCATTCATTTCGGTCATCATCATATTGATGGAGGCGGCATCGTTGAACGGCAGACCGATAAAGTCGAATGCCTCATCGCCCATAGCAGCAACAGCGGCGGTAAGATCAGGCGCTCCGCTACCGGCAGCACCGACTTCCGTCACCACCCGAAGCCCTGCTGGCAGAATCTCACCACCACCAGAACCATAATAATTCAGACAGACCGGTAACTCATTACCATACAGCCCCTTATGACGGGCAGTCAGCGTCACCACACCTGCATCAGATGACGCCGTAAACGGCAGGGTGATAACCCCGTTTACCGCTTCCTTAATCGCGGTGGCAACCGCAGTGGCATCATCGCCATTCACCACAGGCACCTGTACACGGGAGCGCCCGACATACAGACTCAGGGTGCCGCTTTCCTCTGCTTCTCCGGCAACCGTCACCCTGACCGTCGCCGCCGCCCCTCTGGCTTCCGGTACTGCAATAACATACAGTTCACCGAAAGGATCTGTCTGACGGTAGACTTCCACCATACGCGCCAGCTGGCTCCCCGCCCCACAAATCTGGCGGGCATAATCTGCCGATGGCATCAGCACCAGGCTGTTAACCTCAATGGCTGCATCGTTGCTGGCATGCCCGATCAGTAATGCAGGCGCGCTGGTCACCGCTGTATTTGCCGCAGAATTGTTCATCTCGGCGTAGAACAACGGCACCAGCGTATTCGACGGAACAGTATTAAAACTTATCGTCATGATTTTTTAGCCTTATCCTTGAGGTGTACTGGCAATAGCGGACACTACCATTTGTTCTTTTTTTAAGCA